AGCGTTCTCCCCCTCCTGGAGGGGCCTGGGCTACCCTGTGGGCATGGGGTACGACCACCGCCACCGCCAGGCCCGTGCCGAACTGTTGGCTGACCGCCCGGTTTGTGTTTGGTGTCGTGGGGCTGTGGCGACCGAAGCTGACCACGTTCCGCCGTTGGCGTCGTTCCCGCCTGGCGAGTGGGTCGGGCAATACGTTCCGAGCTGCGGCCCGTGCAATGCTTCCCGTGGCGGCCGGCTGGCTGCGCAACGCAAGAAGCCGAAACCTGTAACCTCGAGGAAATGGTGATATGGGTCGACATCGCAAAGCCGTAGAAACGTTTCTCGAAACTGCCGAGGGCGACCCAGTTGTCGTCGAAACATGTCGAGGGCTTGCTGATCGTTGGGATGCGATCGAGGCCGGCGCTGAAGGTGCCGGACAAATCCCTCAAATCGCGGCCGTTTTGCTTCAATCGTGCGAAAAGCTGTCGATTCCGCATGAGGATGCCCTGGCTTCGCTTGAGAACGCATTGAAGGCTGTATGACGTACCCGGCGGCTTTGCACGCCACTCCTGCAAGCGATTCACCGAGCCGAGGCCACTACCTGGCCCAGGTCGCCGAGCTCATGGGCTTGGACTTGTTCGGCTGGCAGCGGCAGGTTGCTGACGTGGCCCTCGAGGTCGACGAGGCCGGCCGGTACAAACGCCGCACCGTCGGCTTGTCGGTCGGTCGTCAGAACGGCAAGACAGCGCTGCTGTCGGCACGCATCGGCCTCGAGCTGCTCGCCGGCGGCCACGTCGCCTACACCGCCCAGGACCGAGGCGGCGCACGCCTCAAGTTCCAAGAAACAGTCGAAATGCTGCGACCCGGCCTCGGCTCACGCTTCCAACAGCTCCGGCTCGCAAACGGCAGCGAATGCCTGACGATGACTAACGGCGCATCGTTCCGAGTGGTCACCCCCTCAAAAGACGGAGCTCGTGGTCTGTCGCTCGACCTCGTCGTGATTGACGAAGCGCTGGCGCATCCGCTTGAGCTCGTCGGTGCCCTCGGTCCCACAATGTCCACCAGGCCGTCGTCGCAAATGTGGCTCGCCTCAAACGCCGGCACGAGCTCATCGCAACTGCTGCGCCACTACCGTGATCTCGGCCGTGCTGGTGACTCGCCCTCGCTGGCTTGGTTCGAGTGGGCTGCAGCTGACGACGCCGACCCTGACGATCCTAAAACGTGGCTGGCAGCGATCCCGACGCTTGCCGAGGAGAAAGGCGTCACGATGGCGGCCGTCGAGGACTTCCACGGCACCATGACCACCGACTTGTTCGATCGGGAAATCTTGAATCGGTGGCCGTTGGAAGCCGGCGACTACGCCCTCGACCTAGCCGTGTTCGCACAGCTTGAGGAGCACGACCTGCCGCACGGCGACAAACTCGCCCTCGGCGTCGACGTCAGCCCGATGCGAGACTGGTCAACAATTGCGATCGCTTCGCAGACTGGCAACCGGTACCTTACCGAGATTGTTGACCATCGGCCCGGTGTCGGCTGGGTACCCGCCCGGCTCGCCGAGCTTGCACAACGATGGGGCGCAACAATCGTTATTGACGCCGGCGCAGCCGCTGGGTCGCTGCTGCCACACTTGCAGCATCTCAACACGCTTGAGGTCGGTGCCCGTGACTACTGCGCCAGCTGCGCCACCATGCACGACGCCATCGTCGACGGCAAACTGGCACACCTCGGCGATACCATCCTTACCGACGCAGTCGCCTCGGCTACTCGCCGCCGGCTCGGTGATCGGTGGGCTTGGAAGCGTACAAGCGACGAAAGCCCAATCACGCCGCTTGTGGCTGCTAGCCTTGCACTATGGGGCGCAATATCAGTCGCGCCGAAACCTACCCCGCAGGTGTTTTGATGTATCACGCCGCCCTTCAAGTCGCCGGCTTGCTGCTGGCGATCTTCGCTGTGTTGATGGAGTTCGGAGCGTGGCCGGCAGCGTTCGCTGTCGGTATCGCTGTCGTTATCGTGTCGGCCGCTGTTGAAGCTGGTGAAGCGTGATCGGCGACCTGATCCGCAGAAACGTCCAAACGAGGGCAACGACAATTGAGCTGCCCGCCCGCAGCATCACGTCACAGACGCTGTTCGGCCCAATGTCGGTGACCCGTGACACGCTGCTGTCCGACGTTGTCGCAAACCGGTGCGTGACCCTTATCAGCGATCAGTTGGCTTCGCTGCCCGTTTACGCCGAGCGCAACGGCGAAATGGTCGAAACGCCGACCCTGCTCGCTGCTCCCGAGATTGACCGTACCCGCTCCGAGTTCATGGCCGCCCTGGTCACGTCGCTGCTGATCAACGGAAACGCTTACCTACTCGCCGGTAACCGCAACAGCCTCGGGTTTGTGCAGAACGTCGTACTGCTCGACCCTGAAGCCATCCAGGTGTTCATGCAGGACGGCCGGCCGCAGTACCGCACATCGCGAGGCGCATTGAATCCTGAGGATGTGCTGCACATCCGCAATTTCACGCTGCCCGGTCACGTCGTCGGATACGGCCCGCTCGACTACAACCGGCAAAGCATCGCCCAGGCGCTCGCCGCCGACCAGTACGCAGCACAAGCATTTACGACCGGTGCGCTGCCCGACGGTGTGCTGCACTCCGAGAACGAGATTACCAGCGAGCAGGCCCACGACCTGAAGCAGGCATGGATCGCCGGCAACGGCGGCCGGCAACGAGGCCCGGCCGTACTGTCCGGCGGCGTCAAGTACCAGCCGCTCGAGTTCTCATCCGTCGACATGGAGCTGCTCGACAGCCGCCGGTACAACGCCGAACAAATGTGCACCTTGTTCGGTGTCCCGCCGCACCTCGTCGGCGTCCCCTCGCAAGACTCCAAGACCTACAGCAACGTCCAGCAGGACTCGCAGTTCTTCGTCCGCTTCACGTTGCGGCCGCTCGCAGTCAAGATTGAGGAAGCGCTGTCGACGCTGCTGCCTCGAGGTCAGCGGGCCGTGTTCAACTTCGACGCTGTGCTGCGAGCAGACACACAAACACGTTACGACGCATACGAAACCGGTCTGCGGGCCGGCTTCCTTACCATCGACGAGGTCCGAGCTTTGGAGGGATTGACGTGACCGAGATCGAAACCCGCACTATCACGTTCGACGGCATCGAAACCCGCACCGATGACGACGGCTTCCGGCACCTGGTCGGCATCGTCGTGCCCTGGGCCGGCGAATACCGCATGCCAAACGGCCTTACTGAATCGTTTGAGCGTGGCGCATTCACAAAGACGTTGCAGGAACGTGGCGACCGTATTCCGCTGTATCAGCAGCACGAGTCACGCTCGACGTTGCCAGTCGGCACGTCGGTCGGCTGGGAAAACACCGCCGACGGCCTTGTCGCTGACTTTCGCATGGCCCGCACCGAACGAGCAGCCGAAGTGCTGTCGCTCGCCGATGACGGCATGGTGACCGGCTTGTCAGTCGGCTTTATCCCGGTACGGTCCCGCACCGAGACACGCTCGACTGGACAGCACGTCGTCCGAGTTGAGGCCCGCATGGATCACGTCGGATTCGTCGCGCAGCCGGCCTACGACGGCGCACGCGTGCTCGCTGTGCGTCACTTCGACGCCGACGACCCCGAGATCGCACCGAGGCTCGCCCGCTGGCGTGGAGCGTTCGCGTGAAGTCCGCACAAATCACCGTCGGCACAAGCGCTGTCGAGATCATCCCCGCTGCTGATCTGCACCGGCACGTCTACCTGCATCACGACTCAAACCAGTCAATCTGGATTGGCGACGCCACCGTGTCAAACTCGACCGGGTTCCACCTGCACAAAACGACCTATCACGAGCTCGTCCTGCCAGCGCACTCGCCGCTGTACGCCATCGCTGACTTAGCCGGCCAAATAATTGATGTTCTTTACCTGGCCGACTGATCTGGTAACCTCACACAAAACCCACGTTGCGCCGCTGGAAGCGCCGCCCGCCAGCTACGGGCACCCGGCCAGCACCCGACACCCCCACCCCAACCCAAGAAAGGCGCAACCGTGCGTTTGCTTGATCAGCTCGTCGAAGAACGAGCAGAACTTTCCGAAACTGTCGACGGCATCCTGACCCGTGCAGCCGACGAAACCCGTGACCTGACCGAGGCCGAGGACAAGAACCTCGCTGATCTCAAGGCCCGAGCCGATGCCCTCGACGAGCGCATCACCGAGCTTCGCGACATTCAGGTTCAGAACCTCGAAGCGGCCAAGCTTCGTGCCGAGGTTGCTGCGACCGACGAGCCCGAGTCCCGTGCGGCTGCCGGCGTCGTCAACGTCACCAGCGAGCCGCTTACCTACGCCGAAGAGCGCAACAACGTGTCGTTCTTCCAGGACATGTACCAGTCGCAGTTCTACGGCGACCCAACTGCAACTCAGCGTCTGGCTCGTCACCGTGATGAAATGGCTGTCGAGCACCGTGACGGCACCTCGGCGAACTTCGCCGGGCTTGTCGTCCCGCAGTACCTGACTCAGCTCGCTGCCGAGCTCGCTCGTGCGGGCCGACCGACTGCTGACCAGTGCACGGCGCTTCCCTTGCCGCAGGCTGGACTCAGCATCGAGGTGAGCCGCATTACCACGGGAGCCTCTGCAGCCGTCCAGGCCGCTGAGAACGACGCTGTTTCTGAGACTGACGTCGACGACACGCTTCTCTCGGTTCCCGTCAGGACCCTCGCCAGTGGGCAGCAGCTCTCCCGTCAGGCCATCGAGCGTGGCACCGGCGTTGACGCGCTGATCGCTGCGGACATGATGGGCGCTGTTGCGACCGTGCTCGACGATCAGGTCCTCAACGGCTCCGGCTCGTCCGGTCAGATGCTCGGCATCCGCAACGTCTCTGGCATCAACGACGTCACCTACACCGACGCGTCGCCGACCGCTGCCGAGCTCTACAGCAAGATTGTCGACGGCATTCAGCAGGTCAACAGCAACCGGTACGCCGGTGCCGATCTCATCATCATGCACCCTCGCCGCCTGGCCTTCATGCAGGCTGGCGTCGACGGCAGCAACCGCCCGCTGGTCGTCCCGACTCAGAACGTTCCTCAGAACGCCATGGGTGTCGGGCCGGTCGCTGGCTACGGCAACACCGGAGCCAGCATCGCTGGCCTGCCCGTCGTGACCGATGCGAACGTCACCACGGCGCAGGGTGCAGGCACAAACCAGGACGAGATCTACATCGTCCGGCGCAGTGACCTGCTGCTGTTCGAGGACGCTGGCGCACCCGCCATGGCTCGGATGGAACAAACGGCCGGCTTGAACCTCACGGTCACCCTCGTGAGCTACCAGTACGCCGCCTTCACGGCAGGCCGCTACCCGGCTAGCATCGCCCGCATCGGCGGCACTGGCCTCGTGACCCCGACCTTCTGATAGGTCCCCCTTCGTCGGTCGGGTCGGTACCAGTCCCGGCCCGGCCGACACCTCCTACCTCGAAAGGTTCAGCATGTCTGACGCCCTCTGGGAAAAGCAGGCCCCCAGCCGCATTCAGAAGCCCGTCAAGGCTCCTGAAAAGGTTCCGGCTGAGAAGGCCACCAAGAAGGCCAAGAAGGCCTGACAATGGCTTACACGTCCCTGACCGTGCTCAAGGACTACCTCGGCATCCCGAGCGGCACCACGTCGGAAGACACGCCGCTTACGGCAGCGATTAACGCTGCGCAGGACCTGGTCGACGGGTACACCAACACAACATTCGAGACGGTCACCGAAGCCCGTGTGTACCGTGCCGAAGACCCGCAGGTGTTGCTCGTCGACCAGTTCCACACCCTCACCGGCCTCGTCGTCAAAACCGACACAAACAATGACGGCACCTACGACACGACCCTGACGATCACGACCGACTATCTGGTGCAGCCGTTTAACGAGCCGCCGTTTACGTCGCTGCTGCGAGTGTCTGGCGATTGGCCCCGTTACGACTCAGGCCGGCCAGCCGTGCAAGTAACAGCCGCCTACGGCGACCAGAACGACGCAGCTGTCCCCTACGCCGTGCAACAAGCTGCCCTGATCCTCGCCGCACGGCTGTACCAGCGCAAAGCGTCGCCGCTCGGCATCATGACTGGCTTCGCAGACTATGGAATTGCGAGAATCAGTCGACAGGACCCCGACGTCGCTGCGCTGCTGCAGCAATACAAGCGGCTGGCTACCGCCTGATGGCCGACTACACCGCCATTCGGGACGGCCTCGCCACACGCCTCGAGACTGTCCCGACGTTTCTAACGGTGCACGCCACCGTTCCAAGCCGCATCGTTGCGCCGTCAGCCGTTGTCGTTCCTGGCCGGCCCGTTGCCGTCTACCACGACAGCATGATCGGCAGCGGCGGCAGCCTCACCGTGTTTAATTTCGAGCTCGTGTGCGCTGTGCAGTCGATGACCGAGGAGTTTGCCCAGGACGCGCTCGACGATTTGATTAGCGGCGCTAACAGCGTGCCGGCAGCGATCGAGGCCGACCCGACCCTCGGCGGCGCAGCGACAACGTGCCAAGTTCGCCAGGCCGTTGACTACGGCGTGGTAGCCTTTGCAGATACCGAGTTTATCGGTGCCCGTTTTCTCGTGGAGGTAATTGCACGATGAGCAGCTACACCGTCACGTCACACAAACTTGTCGGCCATGAGCACGGCGATACCGTGACCGACGCCGACCTCGAGGGCGCAAACGTGCCCGCATTGATCGCAGCAGGCCACCTGGCCGAAGCGAAAGCGAAGAACAGCCGAAAGGCCAACCCAGAAAGTGAGGCCGACTGATGGCCGTTTTTCTTCAGAATGACGTTCAGGTCACCGTCAACTCGGTTGACCTGACCGACCACGTCGCAAGCATCACCTGGACCGAGAGCGCAGACGAGCTCGAGACCACGGCGATGGGTGACAACAACCGCACCCGCATCGGTGGACTCAAGGACGGCAGCGTTTCGATCGAGTTCCACCAGGACTTCGGTGCGTCGTCCGTCTACGCCACGCTCTACAGCTTGCTTGGCACGACAACGACCGTCGAAATGACGCCGACCAGCGGTGCGCTTGCAGCGACCAACCCGAAGCACTCCGCTTCGGCCCTCGTCACCGAGCTCCCCATCATTGACGGCAGCGTTTCTGACCTTGCCACCGTGTCGGTGACCTGGCCGCTGTCCGGCGCTGTGACGGTCACCACGAGCTGACATGCTTGATCTCTCCATCTCAACTCGACTGGCCGATGAGACGGAGCCAGTCACAAGCAAACCCACGATGGGCACGCTGCTCCAGCTGGAGCGGTACTTCAATCTGCCGAGCGCTATCGAAGCGTTGCAGCAGACAAAGATTGAGCATGTGGCGTGGCTGGCGTGGGAATCACGCCGGCACGCCGGGCTCGTCGTGCCGACCTGGGAAAAGTTTCGCGACACGCTGGTCGACATTGACTTTGACAGCGACAACGACACCCCTTTAGCCGAAGGGGAACCGCCTACGGCATAGCGTCGTTGGCACTCGCTACCGGGCAACCGATCAGCGAGCTTGAGAACGCTTCCCCGGCCGTTATTCGTGCGTTGCAGGCAATCCTGAAAGAGCGTCACCAGGCGCAAGAGAAAGCAGCACGGAGGCGCTGACGATGGCGACTCAGACATTCAGCTACGACCTCGGTGAATACCGGGGCCGGCGCGTGTCTGATCGAGGCGGCGGCAATCGTCATGCGTCAATGCAAGCCGGCAGCCTCGTCGAAGTGCGAGGGCTGCGCGAGCTGCGGCGCGACTTTCGCAAAGCCGGCAACGACATGTCGGAGCTCAAAGACCTGCACCGATACATCGCTGACGACGTCGCCGGCACAGCCAAAACGAAAGTTCCGGTGCGTAGCGGCCGGCTTCGCAACTCAATCCGAGGATCAGGCACGCAAACCGCTGCTCGAGTTCGGGCCGGCAACAACCGCAAAAGCGGCCCAACATCGGTGCCCTACGCTGCTCCGATTCATTTTGGCTGGGGCAGGCGCGGCATCAAACCTCAGCCGTTCTTGTATGAAGCGCTTGACGATCGCCGCCAGGAAGTGATCGAACGTTACAACGACGAAATCGACAGCATCATTCGCAAGGTGTTCTAGGATTGACCCATGGCAGCAGGCTCGAGCGTAATCAACGTTGCCATTCTCGGCGACGCTAAGAAGTTCAAGAAAGCTGTCGGTGAAGCCAGCGACAAGCTCGGCAAGTTCGGCACGAAAGTCGGCAACGTTTCGGCAAACGTCGTCAAAGGCTTCGGCGTCATGGGCGCTGCAGCCGGCGGCCTGGCTGTCGTTGTCGGCAAGCAACTGTTCGACGTCGGCGAGGAACTGACCGCCCTCGACCAGAAGATCGGCACCGTATTCTCCGGCGACTCGCTCAACACGGTCACAGACTGGGCCGACGAAGTCGCAGCCCGCATGGGCCTTACCGCAACCCAGGCAGCCGGCCTCGCTGCTAACGCCGGCGACCTGCTCAAGCCAATGGGGTTCACGGCCGACGAAGCCGCCAACATGTCGACCGAGATCATCGGCCTGGCCGGTGCGTTGTCCGAGTGGTCGGGCGGGCAGCGTGGCGTCGAAGAAACCGCCGAAATCCTGTCGAAAGCGCTGCTCGGCGAACGTGACTCGCTCAAGTCGCTCGGTATCGCGATCAACCAGGCCGAAGTCGACCAGCGTGCCCTGCTGATCGCTCAGCAAAACGGTCGAGAAGCGATCACCGAGCAAGACAAAGCGCTTGCGACGCAGGCCCTGATCCTTGAGAAGTCGACCGATGCGCAGGAAGCGTATGCCGCTGGTGGCAACAAACTGACCGCTGCACAGAACCAGCTAAAAGCAGCGTTCGGCGAGCTCCAAGAAGACTTGGCCCGCAAATTGCTGCCGCTGTTCGCACAAGCCGCCGACATCGTTGTCGAGCTCATCGAGGTGTTTGACGAGGAGGGCCTGGGCGGCGTCATCTCAAACGTTTCCGAACGGATCAAAGAAGCGTGGCCGGCGATTAAGGCACAGCTCGCCGTGTGGGCGCAAGGATTCGTCGACTGGGTTAAGAAGGCTGGGCCGCCGATGCTTGCAGCACTCGGCAACCTGATCCTCGACTTTGCGAAGTGGTGGTACACGACCGCCGTGCCGGCCATCGTCGAACAGCTTCAAGCATGGGCCAAAGCGTTTATCGATTGGATCGGGCCGCTTATCCCGCCGTTCCTGACCAAGCTCGGCGAGCTCATCGCAGCGTTCGCAAACTGGTTTATCGACATCGGCTTGCCGATGATCGTCGAAAAGCTCGCTTCATGGGCGAAAGCGTTTGTGGAGTGGGTCGGGCCGCTGATCCCGCCGTTGCTGATGGAATTGGTGAAGCTGCAGATCAAGATTCAAAACTGGATGCTGACCGAAGCGCTTCCTAAAATCATCGGTTATCTCGCCGAGTGGGGCCTGGCACTGATTCAATGGATCATTGATGTCGCGCCTGACGTGATCGAGGAGCTCGTGACGTTGCTTGCCGACCTCACTACCGCGATTGTTGACGGCGCAATTCAGCTCGGCAAAGACCTGGTCGGCGGCATCGTTGACGGTATTAAAGCTGCTGGTAGCGCTATCGCGAGCGCACTTGCAGACTTGGTGCCTGGCGGCGGCATTCTCGGCGCAGCATGGGATTTCGTCTCAAACCCGGGAGGTAGAGCTGCCGGCGGGCCAGTAAGTGCTGGCAGCCCGTACATCGTCGGCGAAACCGGCCCAGAACTGTTTGTGCCGACCGGCTCGGGCACAATTATGAACAACAACCGCCTCGGCGGCCTGGGCGGCGGCACAATGAACGTCACCGTAAACATGCCAGTCGGCTCGGATGGTGCCGATGTTGTCGCAGCGTTGCAACGATATGCACGGGCGCACGGCGGCACCGTCCCAATTCTTACGGGGCAGCTGTAGTGGCTTCGTGGGCCTGGGCGCTCGAGTTTCAGCCGACCGACAAGGACGGCGGCAGCAACCCGCCCGCCGTGCCGATCGGTGACGTTATGGGCGCAGCGATCAGCTACGGCAAACGAGGCGACGCCCTGTCGTACAGCGGCGGCACTTGCGTTTTGCAGCTCGACAACACGACCAGCGCTTACACGCCCGACGCCGGCGGCACTTACGCCAACGCACAATTCCTCGGTACCAAAGTCCGCATTTACGCTGACGTGACTGGGGCCGGCGCACCGTCGTGGACGCACGGCCCACCAGCAGCGTTCACCGGCGTCGTGACCGATATTGAATACAGCTTCCAGGGCACGTTCGAGTCGTTGGTCAGAGTAACCGTTTCGGATGCTTTGACGATGCTCGGCACGCTGTCATTCGGCACAACAACGCTCGCTGGTTTCACCCTCGACTCGGCAACCCGTGGCCTGCTTGACACCAGCCCGCTCGGTTTTGACTTGACTGACGGCCTCGACGTCGACGCCGGCCCGGCCGCCGACCACATTTCACGCGTCCTCGCAGCCTCAAACGCTGTCACGACACAAATCGAACAAACCCAGGTCGTTAACCCGTCGGGCGATACCGGCCAAACGCTGCAAGCCGTCACCGACTACAAAGGCACCGCTGGCTCGCTGCTGCAAACTGTCGAACACAGTGATGGCGGCGACGTGTACGTTCGCCACGGCCTACCCGTCGACGGCACCACACCAAACAACGCTTTGACGTTCCGAACACGCGGCCAGAAACCAGTCACAAGCGCCGTTACCGGCGTCGTCGGCCTGACCCCGCTGAACTTGTGGGATGCACGCCTCACGCCGTCAGGAACCGAGCCGCACTACTACGCCAGCATCGACTTCGCTTCCGGCACAAAAAGCAGTTACTCGCAGGTTTCGTTCACCAGCACCGGCGGCACCGAACAAACAGCAACCGCCAACGTCGACCAGTTCGGCGCACGAAGCATTAGCCGCACCGGTCTGCTGTGCCAAAACGACACAGCAACAAAGAACCTTGCTGATGCGTTCCTAGCGCAGTACGGCACCGAAGGCGCACCACCGCTCGCCGTGCGCGACATCGTCCTGCAAACAATCGTCGAAGGCGAAAACGACGACTACCAGCTCGTCAAAACATCAGTAGGCGACTCGACAACCGTCCGGCTACGGCCCCAAGGCGCAAGCTCAACACTTGACTTCACTGGCGTCGTTTCCGGCGTCAGATGGAACATTACCCCGACGGGTTCACAAATGACCGTGCAGCTCGAGGACGGAGCACAAACCGTGTTCTTCCTGCTTGATGATGCGGGTTACGGACTCCTCGACGTCAATCAGATAGGCTAAAACTCATGGGTTCCGGTTACAGAACATTTGTCGCAGGCGAAATCTTGACGGCAGCGAACGTCCAGGGCTACCTGGCCGACCAGGCCGTCATGGTGTTTGCTGACGCCACAGCGCGTGACGCAGCGATTACGTCGCCGGCCGACGGCATGATCTGCTACCTCGAATCGACCGGCTATTACCAGGCATACGAGTCGGCATCGTGGACCAACATGATTACGTCGGGCGGTGTCGCACCCGAAAACGCTGATATGTCCGATTCTGACAACGCCGGCCGCAAGCTCACCGTGTCGACCACAGCACCGTCGAGCGGTCAGACCACCGGCGATCTGTGGGTCGACATCTCGTGACGTTCTCGGCCCTCGTTCACCTTCGCAACAACGACCTCGACGACGTCGACCAGGAGGCTTCTGACGCTCGTCCGAAGCGTGGCGACATCTTTGAGGTTCGGACCCGGACTGCGCAGTACGGCATTCGTGAATCGTTGCGGCGATGGCTTGAGGTTGGCCGTGCCCAAGACGAGTTCGACGCTCGGTTCTTCATTGTTCGGGTAAACAGCGGGTCGGTGCCAGCCGACGAGATTCGAGCAAAGCTGGTTCGGCAAGCAACTCGGCCTGCTGTGCTTGGCGAACCAGAGTTTGACAAGGAAACGCTAAGCGGCGAAGTCGTGACGCACGAATATGTGTGGCGGCTGCGCCTGTCCGAGTTCACGCCGGAAGAACTGGCCGTTATCGACAGCGACGGCGAGATCACGATGACGCAGGCCCGGTTCTGCGAGGTATCCGAGCACAAGGTGAACCGCACAAAGTTTGATCCGTCGCATGAGGACGGTTACGGCGCTGTGCGTCCTGACGCTGACGATCCGTTGCCTCGGGAGGAAGAAAATGCCTGATACGACGGTCACAATTCGCAAGGATGGCGCAGGCGATTACACGACGATTTCTTCAGCGAATGCGGCGTCAGATGTTTCGACCGGCTATTACAAGATGGTTGTCGACGACCAAGGAGAATACACGAGTTCCATTAATTTAACTCCAAACACTGGCACAGCTACCGCCTCAAATTATGTGTGGCTTACAGTTTCGGAGGGAAACCGTCACAGCGGCGTTGCGGGCACAGGTCATGCTCGCATCGTGCGCGGCCCTACACTTGTAATTCTTGGCGATTACAGTCGCCTTGAATATCTTGAACTAAAAGGAACTGCTGGCGGTGGTCAGGTCGTTCTTGTCAATGGTCAAAACACGCTCGTTTCGCGTTGCATAATCCGCTCACAATCTTCCATCACCGATTACGGCATTCGCGTGAACGCTA